GTTAGTGATGTTTGTATCGAGGTAGAAGTTGCCATAATTTATCCTTTACGCAGGCATATATTTGCGTGGGTTAATCTGCTTGCCCTGTTTAGGGTTACCTGTACGAGCTTTGCGTACCTTATCCATCATGGAATATAACTGTTTTGCACCAGCCTTGGAAGAGCCATTGCCTAAATGACTAACCACATCCGCTGGAATAACAAACTCTCCATCTGCTAGACGGGCTGGTTGATTATCATTAATAGTGGCTTTTATAGAATCACTCATTCCATCTCCACCGCCTGATAAAAACCGTGGCATACCACCAGCAGCATAACCAAGACCAAACAGACCTTTTTGTAAGTTGCCTGAATCCATACCCATAGCTGTGTAATCACCGCCTAATTCATCATCTACCTGCCCACCCATAGCATATAAGGTGCTACCAGATGTAGGCGCACGAGAATATAAATTTTCACCTTTATCAGCACGTCTATAAAAGGTCTCGCCAATAGATACATCACGGCTTGGATTAGGGTTAAACTGGTTTTTGCTAACCACATCAGCAGCATAATCTCTTTGGCTAATAATGCTTGCCATAGCTCGGTCATATTCGGCTTGGCTAATTGCGTTGGCTCGTTTTGCTTCTTCAAGATATTTACGTTGCTCTTCCATACCAGCAAGAGTTGATTCACCAGCAATAACTATTCCAGCCATTTTTATTGGGTCTATGCCTGTTTTTGCAGCTAATTTTATAGCCTCGTTTCTTGATATATCCCCAAGACCAAGCAAATTTTTAGCACCAGATGCAGTCTTACTAACACCTTCATAACCTTTTCCCAATACATTAGGTATACCTTCTGTATAAGTTTCTGGAGTTATTACTTTATTTCCAAAATCTTGAACACTTTGTAAAGCGTTAGCGCCTGTATCATAAATATTTGAACCAACCTGTTTTGCTGCTGCACCGTAGTCTCCACTTTTTAAATAGTCCGTAACAGTGTAGCCAGGACTTCCTGGACCGCCTAGTTGTGTTAATGGTGGAGTAGAAACTACTGGTGGAGGAGGGGCTACTGATGAAGAAACGTCTGCATATCCAGGATCAAAATTAGGGCTAGTTGACATAGTAGGAGGAACATCATAATAACCAGGATCTACACTAGGGTAATAACCAGCTTGAGAAACCGCACCTTCATAAGGTACTGAGTTTAATAATTCTGGAGCAGCTTCTCTAGCTACTGCCTCAGTTAAAGATTCTGTTGCGCCTTCAGTACCAGGCGGTACAGCGCCCTGCATATACTCACCTAACTCTGTACCAGCATAAGCAGTAGCACCGCCAATTACAGCACCTTGAAGATTGGCTCTTTGAAGAGAAGATCCTGTACGTGTTAAACCAGCTCCTTTAGCAGCTCCTATACCAATCGCAAGAGGTTGACCACCTGGAATCATGGACGCTGCAACTTGAGCTACAGTCGCCCAACCACCTGGAACTGTTCTTGCTACTTGTTTATCAAACTCTGACAAACCTTTACTAACAGGCTGAACAATTGCTTTTTCTACAGGTTGAAAAATTTGAGTGCCAAGTTGATTGGCAGCTTTATTAATATCGCCAAGTATAGGAGTAGTATTAATTGTTTTACTTAAACCACTGCCAGGATTAAATGGGTTAATAGCTGCAAACGCTTGTTGTACTGGTTTAAATGGGTTACCAATTTTAAGATATTCGGGTAAACCCGTATGTGGGTTTCTTGTTCCTGAACCGCCTAAAGCTTTTAAAATGCCTGCTTCTTGAGGATTAATATGGGCAAGGATAGTGTCGCCATTACGACCTTTGCTTTGAAGTTCTTTAGCGAGTGTTTTTAAGCCTGCCATACAAGCCTTTTAGGATTAAAGTTCATACAATAGTCACCGTTACCGTTCCCACACTAGCTGTGGCTGATACTCCAAATAGATAAGAAATATAGGGTACAACAATCTTTAAATCCCCGCCAACCTGAAATACAGTGCCGTCTGGCAAATTGTACCCTGATGTTGGTAGATTTAATAGCCTGATTCCGTCCGTTTGTAAAGGAACATTTGAATCCAATTGTGTGAAATAAAGCCGTAAAACCCCGATAAGTTGAGCCAACTGTTGCGGGTCGTATTCTGGTGTCGCAAGCGGTAGGGCTGGCGCCCGAAACTTTTGCATTCCCATTATCTGCGTCCATCTGGTCTGCCATCCAATCTAGGACTGCCTAACTGCCACTGGACATCTAAGTCCGTTGATGAAATCTCAATTGCCATCTGCCTAGCCCTAGCCCTCATAAATATTTGCTCGGTAAATACATCTACCGATGTCTCAATAACATTCTCAGCATCTATGTTGGAATAAGCATTACCAGGGAAGTTACGAGGCTTTATGTACATTGTGACCGCAGGTAAATTGGCGGTTGATCCAGTAAAACTAAGGTCAGGAATGATCCTCTTAGTCAAGATAAACTGATCCCCGTCTACAAGGTCAAAGTCTGAAGAGGCTATATAAGAAGTCATAGCCGTAGTATTGTCATTTGTACCCTGCTCGTGGTTATAGATAATGCCATTAGCGGTCATAGCAGTCTGTACTACAAGCTGGGAGATATTAAGGGTATAAGTACCAACCCCGCCTGTGCCTGTGCCTAGAGCAGTTATAACCGTTCCTGTAGCCAATCCAGTACCAGTAATGACTGAGCCAACTTGCAAAATACCAGAAGAAATAGATGTGACTGTTAGCGTTGTACCTGAAACTGCACCAGTAAAATAGGTCTCTGTTATGGCTTGAGGGTAATCCCTTAGAGATGAATCTGACCATGCCGTGCGGTTAATTGTGCCGTAATACCAAATTTTTTCTAGGTGGTTATAGATTACATAGGCGTTATTGACGTTACTGTCTGCCGTTGGGTAAAACCACCAGACTTCGTTCCAGCCCTCGTTAGTTCCAGAAATAACTTGATCGGCTTGGTTGTAGTTAAAGTTTTGGAAAACATGATTTCTTAAAGAACAAGGCAAAGTCTCAACCCGCCCACCATAGGCGTAGAACTTATCATGCCCCATCCAATAAGCCACATTATTGACTCCACTAACAGCACGGGGACTAATAATAGAAATATTATCCGAAAGCTCTGTAAGGCTAAATACATCCGTAGTACCTACGAACTGTAAAGAACTTATAGTTCCCTCTGTATATACAAGGATCTCCTGACGAGTTGCTATGGCACAGACAATAGCAGAACCACGGGATACTCGCAGGAATCCTGCCGAGTTAGTCACTAGCGGAGTCCAGACATTAGGCTGGTCTTGGGTTGCCCAACGGATTAATAGGGGATCAAACGCACCTCCACCATAAGGAGTTGCACCAAAAGCCAATAAATGCTTATCGTTCTGGGAAACTAAGATTTGGGTTGCTTGGGTAGGCACATCCGCAGGAGCAATACCGTCTATGGTTGTGGTGGCTAAAGGTGTGGCTCTAACTGCTACACCGCCTGAATACTGCCAGTAATAAATTGTTCCATTACGGATATTAGCCACAAGATCATCGTCAAAATTACCTAAGAACCAATCTCTTTGTGGGGTAACAGTAGGAGTAGAAGCGCCAGAATCCCAAGCACCACGCCCCCAAGCACCTGCTCCCCAGCCGTATCCTAGAACACCGTTGTCGTTACCAATATTGATTTGAAAAGCGGCTGTGATTCCAGTGCCACCGCCAGAGGTTGAGGATGTAGCTGCTGTAGCCGTGGTAATCCTAAAGGAGTTTGCGTCTACATAAGTAATAATAAACTCAGTATTTAAGTTTGGTGCTGTAATCCCACCTACTGCAACAGCGCCAGAAAATGTGACATAAGAGCCATCTGTAGCCCCGTGGGAGGCTATAGTTACCGTAACCGTTTTAGAGCCATTTACCGTTGTAAAGCAGTTATTGGTTGCTGGAGAAACAGAAGTAGCCCGTATTGGGGTAATGTCGTATAGGGTTTGCCCTGCATCAATGTACAGTTTTCTAGACGTTCCCATAGCTAAGTAGTTATCTGAAGCCGTGGTAATCCAGTTAAAGACTTGCCTACAAGTACCCACTATGGTGTATAGCCCATAGCGTAGCCAGCCGCCTATTTTCTGGGGATAGCCTGAACGGAAACGGATCTTATTGCACTCAAACCAACCACCCTCATTGGTATAGTTAGTTTGGTCTCGGTTAACCCCTGGCTTAAATTGTAGTTTCTGTAGTGGCATATTAACTCAAGAATAAGGCTCTTTCATCGTTTCTGCGGGTGACTAGCCCTTTCAGTACTTTACCGCCAGCGAGCGTATATTTCAAGAACTCTTCTGCCGCTTCGTCCATTTCGCCCCGAATAATCTTCTGACGGAGGGTGCTGCGCTGTAGTGTTCCCAGACCAACATTAAAAGCAAAACTAACAAGAGCATCGAACTGACCTTGAGTGAGCTTAACGGGACAGTAGCGTTCCACACCTCGCTCAAAGCGATTAAGGTCGTCTCTAAGAATGTCATCTACTTCCTTCATCGAAAAGGTACGGTCATCTTTATATTCCAGTGGGTAGGCATCCCGTTCTTCCATCTTTAACTGAGCCTGACGGGGGTAAAGCACATGACCAACACCCACCGTATGCAGCTTGGCGGGACAGCGGTATGGACGCTGACGAACGCCCTCATGGTGCTTAATCATTTTGATGGCTTTATCGCTTACTTTCACTTCTTAAATGCCTGTGTTCCGAACCAGAAAGAAACAATACTTGCCCAGATAATCTGAGTCTCATCATCCCACAGAAG